CGGACGTGTTCGCCGTGTCCACCGTGAACGTGGTGATGCTCCCCTTCTCGTCCAGTAACTGGGCCGCGGTCAGGTCAAAGGCCGTGACCTGATCCGAGGCCCCGGCGTTGGTGATGTAGCCGCCGTCCGCGGACACGAAGGAGCCGTTCGTGATGGTCACTTCGTCCGCGTCGGCCAGGGGATCGATCCAGCCGTTGCCCAGGTAGGAGCGCGAGGCTGATGCGTCGGCCTCGGCCCGGACGAAAGCCTCGGCCGTGATGTCGGCGCGAAGGGAGTTGATCTCGGAGCGCACGGACGGGAGGGCTGCCTCGACAGCGTCTCTGGCAGCCTCGGCGTCGGTCTTAGCGGACTCGGCCGCGGCCTGGGCAGCCTCAGCGTCGGTCTTTGCGGATTCGGCGTCGGTCTTTGCGGATTCGGCGTCGGTCTTGGCGGACTCGGCCGCGGCCTGGGCAGCCTTGGCCGCGAGCATGTCGTCGTGGACGTCGGCGGAGTCGGGGTGCTTGGGGGCCTCGCCCGGGGAGATGCCGGCCTCGACAAAGTCCAGTGAGGCGGAAAGCGTCACGCCTTCGACGGCTACGGTCGTCACCCCGTCGGAGTACGCCGAGCTCACGACATACGCCCCGGACGCGGGTACCACGATGGAGCCACCCTGGCACACGCGGACAGCGGCCCGCGGCACGAACTCCCCGGTGTGGTCCCCAGCGACGGTGAACGTCGACCCGTCCACATAGACAGGGTGGACCGGCGAGCCGGCGTCATCCAGCGGCCTGCGCCAGGAGTTCACGAGGAGGTCTTTCGCGGCCTGTGCCGTCAGGGAGACATAGAGGTAGGCCGAAGTCGACCAGGAAGCGGCGGACGTGCCCTCCTGCCCGCGCAGGACGGTGATGGTGTCACCGCTCACCCCGACGACATGGACAATCTCGCGGTTCGCCGTGGCGCCGCGGATGACGACGGGGATGTAGTCGAGCCCGGAAAGAAGATCGGCCAGGCCTGCGGCGCTGACAAGCTCGATCTCCGTCGCCGCGGATTCGATCCCGGACGAGAGCCGCAACTCGCTGAAGTTGGTAAGCTGTGGAATCTTGCTGGTGTAGGCCACGGCTGACTCCTAGTTGATCACAATGGTCTCGCCCTGAGACCGGCCCCTGATTTCGGCGATTCTGACCCTGGCCTTCCTCTTCCCGAACTCGGATGCGTTGTACAAAGCAACCTGCGGGTTGGCCCACGGCTGGCCGACCATGGCGGCCACCTCGGCGATGGCCCCGCACGCGATGGCGTTGGCGTGCGCGTGTAGGATGAAGTCCGGGACAACGCTCGCGTTGTAGGAGGGCACCAGCACGGCATCCGCCTCAAGGCCGCCGACAACGCTCTCGTTGGGGATGGGGTAGAGCTCCACTGCACCGGAGGAATCGAGGCGCCAGTTGCTCGGGCGCCCGGTGTCGGTGCTGCGGGAAATGTCTCCGACCATCGGGGGAATCTCGACCCCGGAAACCCGCACGACCATGAGCGAGTCAGCGGAGGAAGAGGCCGGAAGAGTGAGGGCGCAGAGCCTTTCTCCGGAGACGATGTCCCCGGTCACGATCTCGCGCCAGGACCTGGTCGTCCGGCAAAAGTCGGAGACGGCGTTGCGGACGGCGTTGACCAGGACGGGGATTGGACAAAGCCTCACGACCGGCTGCACCAGGTAGAGAAAGTCGCGCAGGTTCGCCATCACTTCACTCCGGCCTGGGCCTGGGCGAGGGTCGGCATGTAGGGGTTGAAGATGGCCTTCGCCCGGGCCTCCTCGCCGATGGCCAGGTAATACTGCTTCAGGTGGGAAAGAGCCTTCGCTCCGTCGACCTGGGCAACGGCATTCAGGGAGAATGCCCTGTACAAAACATACTCGCGCAGGGGCTCGGACCAGATGTTGGCCAGCGGCAGCGTCTCGGTGAGAGCGGCCACGGCCGCGACGTCCTTCGCGTACTCCATCTCGACCCGCACTCCGGAGGCCGGCGCGGGGTAGACGTAGAACACGAGGGGCGTGTCGGGGTTGAACAGGTAGTGGTCGACAGCCCCGGAGGAGGAGTCCTCGTGCCAGGTCAGGATGGAGGCGTCCATCGCTTCCCTGGTCGTGGGGGTGATGGGAAAGCCCGGGGAGCCGTCAGAGTTGATGTTCCGGAGAAGACCAAGGAATCTGACGGCCCCGCTCGGGACCTGCTGCTTGGTCGCCCCGGCCGTGAGCGCGACGATCTCGACCGCGGCGTTGGCGTCGGGACGGATGAGCACCGTCTGGCGCATGGCGTCGGTCAGATACCCCAGGAGCATGGACTCGGTCCAACGAACCCTGGAGGGGTCGCAAAGCTCCCTGGATACCGCGGTGAGAACGTCGGACGCGATCATGGCTAGGACAGGACCTGGATGTTGAACCGGGAGCCCTGGCGCACGCCGATGACGGAGCCGGCTGCGTCAGTGACCTGGATTTCCTCGATGGCGTCCTTGAGGGTCTCCAGGACCCCGATGGGGACATCGACCTCGGTGTCGCGCTTGATGAGGAACTGCTTGCCCTGCCCGTCGGAGCAGAAGACGTCGGTGTTGCCCATCGGCGAGCCGTCGGAGCGGATGATGATTCTGACCCTTCCGTTGTCGGTCTTGGCGCTCTTCACGGCGCTCTCGGCCTGGGGTTCGGCCTGGGGTTCGGCCTGGGGGTTCTTCTGAGCAGCCATTCTTTCCTCCTTGGAACAGGGGGCCGGAGCCCGGCCCCCTGTTGTTTTGTTCACTTCACCGCATCCGGCTACAGGGCGGCGACGGCGCACTCCACCCTGCACATCCAGGCGTCGTTCAGGATGACGGCGGTGTGCCAGGTCTTCCAGGCCACGCTGCCACGCTGACCCAGGGGGTCGCCGCCACGCGGGGTGTTGGGATTGAGGACCATGGGAACCACGGAGTTCTTGCCCTTCAGGGCCACCGTGGCGAAGGCGTCGCGGGCGAAGATGAGCACAGGGTACACGTCGGCCTTGATGCCGGACGTGGAGCTCATGGAGCCCTTTTCGCCGCCGGCGTCAGCCCAGGGGGTGCAGATGGTGGTCAGGATGTAGCGGACATCCTCGACCTTGCCGATCTCGCCGGGCATGGCCTGCATGGACGCGGAGTAGTTCTCCACCGGGACGAAGCCGGTGAAGCCGCGGATCGTGGTCTCCAGGTCAACGTGGCCCACGCCAATGAACGAGGCGGCGATGGGGCTGGTGTTGAACTTCGGCGAAGCGTCGACGATGCGGGTGATCCGCAGGGCGTTCTGGCGCTTCAGGCCGTTGGTGGCCTTGCGCTGGAGGGTCAGGGTGTAGGCCGTGTTGACGTCGGAGCGGGCCGAACCGTTGGCCAGGAGGCGGTTGGTGCCGGCCTTGAGCACGCCGTAGGTGATGGTCTCGACGGTCTGGGCAGCCTGCTCGCCGCACAGGCCCATGGTCTCCTGGAGGACCGGGTCCTCATGGGTGTCGGCGATGACGTCGGAAATCTCGACGAAGTCGCCGTACTGCTGGACCGTGGCGGTGATGTCTTCCTTGGACAGCTTCTGGCCGGCCGGGGTCACGCCTTCGGTGAGCGGCGTGGTGGCCAGGGACAGGGCGGTGTACCGGCGGAAGGTGATGGACTTGCTGGCGCGCTCGGGGAGCGGCTTGCTCTGGCCGAGGCGGCCCAGGCAGAGCAGCGGATCGCCGCGCTTCAGGAGGTCCTTGGAAGCGAGAGCGGCAGTGCGCGGGCTGATGTCGCCGTAAGCGGTTCCGGAGTAGGACATGATCATTCCTCCAGGACGACCGGGCCTCGACTATTCCTCGTCGAAGGCCGAATCGAAGTCGTCCTCGTTGGGCTGTTGCTTGGGAACGGCCCGAGGCTTGGAGGGAACCGCGAATCCTGCGGCGGCTGCCGCCTGTTCGCGTTTGGTATCCTCGGCCTTGGTCCGCTGGGTTTCCAGTTGCGCCAAGGCGAACAGCTTGAACTTGCCGAGAACCTCGGAAACCTGAGCGGTGTTGCCCTTCAGAAGAACCTCGGCGTACCGGGACCCCTCTCCGTAGGGCAGGGTGTTGATCCACGCGGCGATGTCCTTCTGCATCGCGGCCACCTTCTCGGGGTCGCGGTTCCTCAGGACTTCTCCGAACTCGGGATGGTCTTCAGCCAGCTTCGCGTAGTGCTGCTCTTCGGCAGCCTTCTTCGCGGTTGCGGCCACGGCCTGCTCCTGGGCGGCCTTGCCGCGGTGATCCAGGATGATCTCGGCCTGCGTGGCTGCGATGTCCGTCCCGTACTCGCTCAGAATCCTCCGGATGCGCGCTCCGTCCTTGGAATCCTCCAGGGCCAGCTTCGCGCACTCGGGGTTTTCCTTGTTGAGGCTCTCGACGAGCGCCGCCATCTCGGGGTCCAGCTTGGAGCGGACCTCAAGGGGTGCGGCCTGCTGTCTCGCCTGTTCCTTCGCTTTGAACGCCTCCAACTCTTTGGCGAGCTCCGCGTTTCTGCGGCGCTCAGCCTCAAGGCGGCCCTGCATGGAGTCCGCCGTGGCAGCCTTCTTGCGAAGGATTGCGAGGTCTTCGACCTCGGCAGCCGGGTTTCCTTCCGGCTTCCCGTCCTTGCCAGGCTCGGGTTTGGGCTCGGGTTTGGGCTCGGGCTCGTGCTCGGGCTTGGGCTCGTGCTCGGGCTTGGGCTCGGGCTTGGGCTCGGGCTCGGGCTCGGGCTCGGGCTTGGGCTCGGGCTCGGGCTCGGGCTTGTCGCCGCTGGGCTTCTCGTCCCAAGCCTCCGCAAACTCGGCCTCGTGGTCCTTCAAAATCTCGGTCATTGCTTCCTCCGGGCGACTCCAGCCGGGGCCCTGGCGGGGCGGCTTACAGTCGGGGCCTTTGGTTTATTGTTGTGTACGAATCAGCCTTCCTGCTGGGACTCATCCCAGGCGGTGTCGAACTCGTCGTCCGGACTTTTTTTCATGTCGACGCCGATCTCGACGAACTGCACGCTGACCGAGGACGAGTCAGAGCCCTCGTCCGACCGCTGGGATACGGACGTCACCTTGCCGGACCCGACCACGCGGAGCTCCTGGCCGACCTTGACGTCGGCAGGGGAAATCCCGAGCTTGTCCAGAATTTCGCTCTCCAGGGTGATGAGCGTGCCCCAGGAGTAACAGGGCTTGTCGCTGTCGCTCTTCGGCGCGGAGAGCTCCGCCATGCCCTTGACGCCGACCTTGGTGCTGACCATCTTGCCCATGGCAGCGGCCTAGATGCTGTCGCCAGGGTAGAACCCGGACAGGTTGTAGTAGGTGGACGTGATGTCCGTGGTGTCGAGCGCGGTCGTGCCGACGGTGAAATCGGAGGCCGTGCCGTTGACGAGCTTGATGGCGCCGAAGCAGACCTTGGCGTCGGTGTCGAAGTCCGGGCAGACGTACTTGCCGTCGGCGTCGGGATCGACGGCCACGGCGGTCACGGTGCCGGAGGCGTTCGTGAACAGGAAGATCGCGGCCGACTCGCCGGCGGCGATGACCTTGGTCACGAGCGCGCTCAGGTCCAGGGTGGCCTGGGCCGCCAGGGAGTACAGGACGCCGGCCAGGGTGAAGGCGATGGCCGCGGTGGTCTTGGCGTCAGCGTTGGCAGTCGCCTTGATGGCCAGAACGCCGGAATTCAGCGCCTTGTTGCGCAGCATCTCGAAAGCCTTGGCCTTCTTCACGTCGTTGGTGAACTTGAGGAACGTGGCGTAGCTCATGGGAAAACTCCTGCGTCAGTAAGTTGTTTCGACCCTCTCGCAGCCAGCGGCCGGCGAGGAGATGTCCCGACGAATGTCGCGCAGGGCCAGGATTCTCCCCTGGGCCTTGCGAAAATCCTCAGCGTTGGCGCGGACCAACTGCTCAACAGCGGCCCGCTCGATCTCGCCGAGCCAATCCGCAAGCGCGGAGATGGTCGCCGGCGAAGCGGTCTTGAGGAAGGCGTCCCTACGCTCAGAAGCCACCGGGACCTCCACCCTGTACGGGTTGGCCCTGCGGCAGAGCCCCGCCGGCTCCAGCGATCATGCTCGCGCCGATCTGACGCAGCACGTCCGCGGGCTGGAGCCCGTGCTTGGCAGCGGACTCGACCAGGGCCTCGATCTCGGCCTGCTTCTGCATCCGCATGTCCTCGGCGGCCTTCTCTTTGATGCGCGAAGCGGAGAGCTTGATGTCCGCAGGGAGGCTCAAATTGCGCAAGATGTGGTCGAGCAGCACGGAGAAGTCGACCATCCCAGCCATGGACGGGGCCGAAAGAAGGCTGGCGGCCTCGATGAGGCGCTTGCCCATGAGCTCCTGGGCTATGAGAGCGGTCGTCCCGCGAGCGACGACGCTGAAGTCGCCCTTGACCAGCGGGTCCTTGGCGAACCGCATGTTCCAGCGGTACATGTTGGCGATGAAGACTTCGGTGATCCCAGAGTCGAACTGGCGGACCATGTCCTTCACCGGCATGGAGGCCAGGCCCATGAGCATCGAGAAGCCGGACGCCGTGTCTCCGGCCCCGGTCACGCCGCGGTTGTCGCCGGACATGTAGCGCGGGATGGAGACCTCGTCGGAGTGCTGCGTGAACTTCTCAGTGACGGCCATGAGCTCGTGGATGTGCGAGCCGAGGTCGAAGACCCTGATCGCCTTGTCCATATCCTCGGCCGAATCGAAGGTCCACACCTTGAACGGGTGCATCCTCGTCGGGTCCTCGCCTGGGGACAGCGCCTGCATGTTGACCGCGATCTGCGGACCGGTCGTGATGGCGGCGTGGTCCAGCGTCATCCGTGTCGTCGAGTTCACCGCCTCCTGGGTCGGGCGCAGCCTGTCGCACAGACCCTCGGACCAGAAGCCGGCCTCGTCCTTGTAGGGCTGGAAGAAGCAGTACGGGATGGCCACGCCTTCGAGCGGGGAGAGGACGGACTTGATGACCTTGCCGTCCTCCGTCATCCAGATGCAGGACTCATAGGTCGCGGCCTCGTCGAGGCCCCCGGGGTAGGTGGAGGAAATGTCCTCCTCGGACACGCCGGACGCGATGAGGTCCTCGCCGTTGAGGTAGCCCCAGCGCTCAAGAATCCTGTAGCAGCCCTCGTACTTGTCCGACTTCTGCGACCTGTCGGTGTCGGACAGGCTCCGCAGGGAGCGCTCGAACTCGCGCACCGTGGCGTCCCCATCCTTGTTTTCCAGGATGTGCTTGCGGATCACGTCCATGCGAAAACCGGGGCTCGACCCGAGGGAGTAGAGCTCGCGCCGGTTGAAAACGTGGTCCTGCCAGACGCAGCGAAGCTGACGGGGATCGACGACCCCCTGATCCACATAGATGGACCAGGGCGGGACGTGCTCAAAGAAGGGATGGAGGTCGCCGTCGGGGTTCGCGCTCACGTTCACCAGCGCCCACCGCCCGTCCGGGCCGACCCTGTACGCCTGCTTGATGCGCCGTTCGACGAGCGGGCCCTTGAGAATGCCGGTCCCGTACATGAGGCCGGACTTGATGACCCGGTCGCAGACGACGCTGTAGGGGACATGCTGCCCGTACTCGGAAAGCTGATCGTCGATGAGGGCCCCCATCTTCTCGGCGCAGAACGTCGCGCACCCGGAGACGAGCTCCCGCTTGCCGACCGGCGCGGGGAGGCCCTCTTCCTCAAGGTGCCGGAGATACTGACCGAGGACGTTGGGGTCGACCTCGGGCTCGGGAGACGGCGAGATGGCCCAATTCCTGTCTCCGGAAGCCGGGAACAGGAGCTCGACCAGGCGAGCCTTGAGCGTGTCCAGTTTGGCCGCGGTGTGCGCGATGAATACCGTGGAACGGAGGAAGTTCCCCTTCTTGTCCTTGGGGATTCTCTCCAGGACTTCAGGGTCGTACTGCGCCTTGTACTGGCGGAGGTTCTTGAGCCAGCGGTCTTCAACAGGACGGCGGGCCTTCTCCAGTTCGGAGAACTCCCCGAGCAGACGCGCTCCGAGACGCTGCGCCGGCGAGTCGCCGGAGGCGTCTTCGTTGTCGTGCGGTGTCCCGTAGGTCAGGCTCATAGATCGGCGCTCCTGCCGACCTACTTACCAGAGCATGAAAGACGAATGGAACCTACCCGGTTACGAGTATTGGTTCAATTCCGCCTTTTTATGAGGAAGTTGCGCGAACGACCTCGCCGTGGAGCTCGCGGATCGTCCTGTGCACCGAGTCCCTGCGCGTCCCGGTCCTGGCGGCGATCTCGTCGACGGTGAGCCCGTTGCGCCAGAGGTGGATGATCTCGGCCCTGCGCCTGTGCGTGGGGCGGACGGACACTCTCTTCCCCCCGTTCCTCTCGAAGAAGTCCAGGGCGGCCTTCAGCGGGTCGTCGCCGCGCCGAACCCGCTCCATTGCGACGTACAACTCAAGAACCTGGTTCACCTCAGTACCCCCCTTGCGCCGGAACGGCGGCGGCAGCGGATTCACCCTGGCGCTCGGCGCGCATGTCGATCCCTGACAGGGCGTAGAGGCACGCGGCCACAGCCGGGAACCGGCCGACGTCCCCATGGAACTCCTCCTTGCGCACGGAGACGTACTGCGCCGCGGCCTGGGAGTCCGCGCCGAAGTACATCGTCTTGTTCGTCTCAGTCCTGCGCTGGAGTAGGGTGTGCATGACGAGGAAGTTCCTGGTGGCCGGGGCGGACAGGACGACCCTCGGGAGCCGCAGCGCCTGGCGGTCCCTCGACCACTTGACCGCCCTGATCATCGCCGGGGACTCCAGCGGCGTGAGCCAGACACGACACTTGATCCTCTGCTGGACGAGCACGGCGGCATCCAGGAGCTCCTCGACGTCGGGGGCCGAGAACTCGTGCAGGATGCGCAGGATGTGCATCCCGGAGCCGAAATCCTTCTCGCGCTCCTCGCCGATCACACAGCCGGCGTGGAGGGGCGAGTAGGCGTCGACGCCGGAAAAGCACACGCCGCCCACGATCCTGGAGTAGAACACCCCGGTCTCCTCGTCCTTGAACGAGGCCGGGCCGCCCCGCGGGTCCTTGACCTCGACGAACCTCTTCACGACATATCCATCCTTGCGGTCACGCCGCCGTTTCGCATGTAGGCCAGGGCCTGGGTCGTGCTGTCCACCTGGTCCGCGTTCCTGGAGTTGGGGAACAGCAGCATCTCCTCCATGTAGTCGGCCAGCCACGGCGCATCCTCAGGGAGCTTGACCTTGCCGGCCTCGACCATGGGCGAGACCGTGATGGCCCGCGACGCCTTGTCGCTCTTCCCGACGCTCACCGGGAGGATCGGCAGGCGCACGTCGCGGCCGAGCTCCTGGCAGACCTGGCGCCCCGAGCTCTTGTCCTCGACCAGGATCACGGAGCCGCGGTGCTTGGCGTGGAAGAACGCCACCTCGGCCTTGAGGCGCGGGAAGTCCCAGCGCCCGCGGGAGACGTCCAGGAGCAGGATGTCCCCGTTCACCGTCTCGCCCCACGCAGTCCCCACCGAGTACGCGGCGTGCTCCTTCTCGCTCGTGGCCGTGTCCCAGGACTCGACGATCCTGACGAACTCCGGCGCTGCTTTGTACGAACCAAACCAGGAGCCCTTAAAGATGCCGCCGCCCCGCGGGGTCGGCCGCTGCTGAAGCTGGGCAGCTGCGCCGTAACTGCCAAGCGCCCGCTTGAGCCTGGCCACCTCGTCGGGCCCGTACCGCTCCGGCCAGAGGAGCTCTCCCTCCTTCTCCCGCGGGTCTGTCCAGCCGATGACCCACTGCGGCTTGACGCCCTCGAACTCCATTGGCAGGCACAGGTGATACCAGTCCCCGGTCTCCAGCAGATGCCCGGCCAGGTCGTCCTGGTGGACGCGCTGCATGACCACGATCTTGACGCCGGTCTTAGCGTCGTTCAGGCGGGTGGACATGGACGAGTTGAACCAATCCACAGCCCCCTTGCGGGCTGCGTCGGACTCCGCTTCCACGACGTTGTGCGCGTCATCGCAGTTGGCGGCAATAATATACTTGGCACCGCCGACATTTACCATAAAGTTGTGGTCATGCTCGACCGTCAAGCAATAGGAGGACTCACGATGCCCGCACCAACAGACACCGAGTGGAGAGACGTCGTCGGCTTTGAGAGGCTTTACATGGTGTCCAGCAACGGAGAGGTCCGCAGCGTCGCCCGTGTTGTCGAAGGAGGGCCCAGGTCCGGCATGTTCATCAACGCCCGCATACTCAAGGCGTCCCCGCTGCGCGGGTATCGCCGCGTAAGCCTCCGCAAGGGAAAAACATGGCAGCACGTCGCCAGGAGCCAGTGACAACGCCTCTACCCACCCGGACGACGTCATCAGGCGGTGGTCTCCGGTACAACAAACCGCGTGCCCATTGCCAAAGTCAACGCGCACCATGTCCGCGCCAGGGTTCTTTTTCCACCCTACGACGCGGCGCAAAACCTGACGCCCGTCGCCATCTACCGACCATACCCGCACGCGCTGCCGCTGCTCTACAATGTCGCCTATCGGGACGGGGCCGCGCTCTGTAAGGACAAGAGCTTCCCTTGGGAAGCAGACCAGGACGTCGCCGCCCTCGCCGGTGAGCGCGGCCCCCACCGACGTTGCGATCCTGGCCCCCGTCCTGTCGTTCTCGTAGCGCTGCTTGATGTTCTGGTCCGTGGTCAGCCTGAAGACGTGGCCCCAGCGGGCCTGATACCAGGGAGACTGAATCACGCGCCGGCAGAGCACAGAGTCGCGCGTGGACAGCGACTGCGCGTAGGAGGCATAGAGCCAGCGGATGTGCGGAAACATGGACCAGATATAAGCCGGAAGGGCGACAGAGCAGAGCGTCGACTTCGAGAACCGCGGCGGCATGTTGATGAGAAGCTGGAGAATCTGGCGGCGGACGACGGCGTACTCAAGGTGCTCGCAGATCGCGTCCAGGTGCCAGTTCCCGCGGAATGGCGTCTTCGGCTCGATAACCGGCCACATTCCCTCGTAGAAGTTGCGAAGGGATGATTCGTACAAATCAGCATCATCGGGGCGGTCGACAGGGAACTGGTGCCCCAGCGCCTGCAAGACCCCGGCGAGCCGCTCAGCCTTCCTCAAGCTCACGGCGACGCAACTCCTCAAGCGCTCCGACGATGCGGGCCCGGCACTCCGGGCTCTCCTTGTTGATCTCCCGGATCACGACCTCCTGGAACAGGCGCTCGTTTTCGAGCTCGCGCGCCGCCTTGAGCAGGTCCAGGTTGATCTTGGCCAAGGTCTCGACGCCCTTGCGCGCCTCCGAAATTACGGCGGCCAAGGTCTTCGGGTCCAGGAGCACCCGCGGGCTGTTCTCGTCCTGGGGCTGGCACATGGCCTTGGCGACCTGCTCCATGGTCTCGATGTAGCGCTGGAGCTTCTTGGACAGGTCCATGGCCGAGAGCACGGGGTCGTCTTCGCGGCCCCCTGGCTCCTTCGTGGCCTCCTCCGCCGGGACCACCTCAGGAAGATGCAGGGCCCCGGGCCCTTGGTCCTTCTTCTCGGGGGGCCTCTCCTTAAGCCCGATCACGGGCACACACTGGAGCATGTGCCGGCGCACGCTGCCGCGGGGGAGGTAGAACCTCTCATCCACGGACTCGTAGGCGGCCCTGGCCTCGTCCCCGTCCAGCGGCGGCTGCACCACGAGCGCCGCGGCCTCGATGTCCCCACGCTTGAAGTGCGAGCACACGCGGCAGGACATGGAGAACGGCGGGAAGTCGTTGGCGGCTATGGCCTGGGAGCTGTCCTGGGTGCCCATCACGAGCTCCATGCGTCGGGGAACTCTTCGCGCTTGCGCTCGGAGTTGATCCTGGCCTCCAGGCGCATAAGCTTGTGGCGCCTGGCCTCGGCCACCAGGGTCGTGACGCCGGAATTGCCAGCAATCCGATCCAGGATCAAAGTGACCTGGTCACGCATGATCCCCGCGTCGGCGAGCTCCTCGACCAGGTTGTCCCTGGCCGCGGCCAACTCGGCGGCGAGCTCCTTGCGGCCCAGGCGCCGCGAAAGTTGGTCCTGGTTCTCCATAGCCGACAGGAGCCGGCAGCAGGCCCGGGCCGCCTCATTGAATTCCTCCGCCGCCTTCAGAAGCTGCTTCCTGGCCCCGTAGTGGCCAAGGGCCAGGTCGATCACAGCCTTCTCGGAGTCGCTGTCCATCAATCCTCCTTCCTCCCTTCCTTCCCAATGTCGACCAGAATGGTCGGCGTCTTCCCGGGTATCCCGGAAAACACCCCGCATCTCGGGCATTCAAGGTTCCTGGTCCCCGCCTGGAACCGCGCGATCCACTGCTTCATGCAATGGGGGCACACGACGTGGAGCTCGCGCACGCCCGCGGCCGGCCCATCGGTCTGGGCCTGGGCCTCCTGGAGCGCGAACGCGAGCACGCGGTCCCCGGTGGCCTTCGGCGAGAGCTCGCGGAGCCTGCTCATACGCCTGGCCTGCGCGAACTCCAGCACGCGCCCCTTCACCGGAACAACCTCACCCTGGCTCCCATGGCCCGGCGCTGCTCGGATGCGATGTCGTCCAGCACCTGGGTCGATATGGTCCTGCCGTCAGGCATGAGCGTGACGTGTCCGGCCTTGAGATCGCGGGCCTGCTGCTTCCGGTTGGACTTCCCGATCTTCTTCACGGAACGCTTCATGGCCTCAACCGGGTCGATGCCCAGGAACTTGAGAAAGCTCTTGTTGGCCTCCGTGATTCCCTTTCCTCCGACCATGGCGACTACTCCTTCGTACAAAGCAGTAAGGTTTTCAGGCGAAAAATTGGCTTGGCGGCGAGGCGGCTATTTCCGAGCACCCCCCTGCCTCGCCGCCAACCCGAAAAGAGGGGGTGGGGTGTCCGCCTTGCCGCATAGCCACCCCCTCCCCCATACCCTCGCGGCCGGGCATATGCAATCTCTGGTCGATCAGGAACGGTTGCAGGGTCCCCCGCAGCCCAGCCGCCCGGCCGCCCTGATCCTGGCCGCCAGGAGCCCCGCAGGCCCGGCTCCGGGAGCCCTGTTTTGTACGATAAAAATCGCGCAATAATCGCGCAATAATCGCGCAAGAGGCCAGACTTGTTAGACTTTTTGCCGCGTTGTCGTGAACAAAACAGCGGCCAGGAGCCCAGCGGAGGGGCACCCTGCCGGGCCTGGAGCACGGCTGCCGGGCAACCCTGCGGGCCTGGCGGCCCCTGCTAACACAGCGAGATGACTGGAGAAGATTCGTAAGGCTTTGGTATTATTAGGAGTTCCGCAGTTCCGCGCGCGCGGGGAGTTTTGAAAAAAATCCCCTATATAACCGGCCGGGATATTTGGGGAAAAACGTAAGTACCTGATGTTCCGTAATGTTATACGTGTTCTCTCGATTGTACCGCAGTAAGTGCTTGATATTATTGATTGTTGCACGTGTTCCGTGATTGGAGTCAAAATTTTTTTTAACGATTTACGCGGAACATACGGAACATCAAGGGGTTAGCGTGCAACAACGCGGAACATTCGCGGAACAAAACCCCACTCCCGCACTCGCTTTCACCAGTAATTCCAGCCGCATAGCCTTGTTACACGCAACTTCTTCAATAGTTCAAGACGCTTGCATATTTTCAGGATATCCTTTCCCATTTTTTCGAAAAATCGCTTGACCTCTTGCCCGGAAACGGTCATAAAGGGGGCGTGCGGCACCGCCGCGCACCGAGGCCGGGATAGCCAAGCCGCGAGGCCCATTGCGACCCCGGGTCAACCTGACAATCAAATCTGACACTTCCAGCCGCCGCACCTGACCGTGCGGCCCGCCGCCCGCCCTGAAACTGCCAGGGAGGGGCTTGCTGCCGGGCCGCCGGGAACCGCGCACCCTGTCCATGATGGGGACCGCGCGTGGCCCCTTGAATGCGGGGAACGGCTGGATCGAGGGACCGGAGCCCGGAGCCCGGCGCAATGCGCGCCAGGGCCATGATGGGCGAGGGAGCGCGCGGCCGATCACGGGACATGCCCGAAGCACGAGTGACGGCCGGAGCCCGGCGCAATGCGCGCCAGGGCCATGATGGGAAGCCCGCGCGAATCCCGGCACAACCCCTTGAAACGGACAATGCGAGGCCAGGGAGCCCTTTGCGGCTCCCTGGCCTTCCTGCACCCCGGAAAAATCATTCCGGGGCACTGGAAGGCCAATTCCGGCCGAAATCTGCCC